GGCAAATGTAATATCTGCTGACGGCGATACTGCCATCATCCCTGTAAATCCAACGATTGTCATTTCCGGCGCAAGACAAAATATTTCAGCAGCCATTCCAAACGGTGCTCAAATATTGTTGCGCGATAGTCATAACGTATCTTTGGCTTATCACACACAAGCTGTTGTGTTTGCGGCTCCTCCCATCAAAGAATTGCGTGGTGGTGTAGAGGCGGTAACACGTTATTCAGACCTTTACAAACTAGCAATGACTTATTCTTTAGGTGCTGATATCCGTAACTATGAACAGTTAGACCGTATTGACGTTATATGCGGTGTGGCCATAAATCCTGAGTTTGCGGTAAGGATTTGTTCTTAAGCTGTCGAAAATTCACGCGGTGCTTTTTTGGGCCGTGTGAATTTTACAATTGACAAGGGGGAATTATGCAAGGAATGCCTGCCATTTATTGCGGCCGATTGGTATCTAAAGAAAACTTTAGGGTATTTATATACAACACGAATTTAGAAAAAAAACTTATTGAGTCTTGGGATGCTTTTGTAGCGCATATGGAGACGGGTGTATGGTTTTCTACAGAAAGGGATGCTTTGTGTGCGCGTCAGCCTTCAGGTGAGCTTAAGAAAGAAAATTTACCTGAGGTAAAGAAAAAATCATCTAAGGTGAAAAACTAATGGCTCTCACTGTCAGAGAATTTTGTTTTCAGATGTATAGGCTAATTAGCGCATCTAATCCTACGGTGCCTTTGCATGGGGATGATGAAAAGCTAGCCATTCGGGTTTTGAACCAGATTTTGCAGTCTTACGCAAGCTCAGGGCTTATGCTTACCATTGCAAAAACGGTAACAGTCCCTATTAACCTTGGCATAAAAGAAATATATTTCACGCCGCGCGATTATCCTACAAGCACTACCTTGACAGAGATAGTGACGCTTTCAAATGGTTCTCCCATTTTTAACGTGGTTAATGGTGCTTTATATTTTGCAGGGGATATGGTCTCTGGCATTGGCATTCCAGCAGGCACTGTAATTTTATCTGTGTTTGGCAATGTAATTACCATATCGAACAATGCAACGACAACAGGACCATCCAATCTTACTTTTATCCATGACTTGACAGACCCTACTGTTGCTTATATCAAAGAAGGTAGGCTTGCAAACTTAGATAGCGCATGGCTTTTATTAAGTGGCGTAACCTATCCTTTGATAGACAAAAGTCGAGATGAATTCTTAGCGGCATGGAAATATGAGCCTTTGCAAGGGTTGCCGCGTTTTATTGTCACTTACCCTGAAACGGAAATTGTGCGTGCCCAACTCTATCCGGCTCCAAGCCAATTTTATGATTTTTATGTTAGGGCAAAGTTTCAGTTAGATAGATTAACTGCAAACGATGATTTAAGTTCTGTTCCTGAATATTACCATTTGTATTTTATGTATGCTGTTGCCAAATATGTCTCAAAGTTCAAGGGACGCGGTTCTGCATGGACGCCTGATTTAGAAGCAGAATACAGGGAGCTTAAGGATAATATGGAAGGGGCTAGTGAGGTTAATTTATCCATTGCAGGGGATCAACAGTCGCTTCTTAACGGCGCATGGCGTGTGCGGGCTGGTATATAATGGCTGCACGAGATATTGATGCCCAAATTCAAGAACTGCCTATATTTTGTTATTACGATAAGCAACGCTTTACGCAATTCGGCGCAATGGATTGTGCTAACTTCTACGGCATACAGGTTGAGTCTGGCAAGAAACAGCAAGCCTTATATCCGGCTATGGGACGTCAACATGTGCGGTTCCTTAATCAAAATAAGCTCGTTTTTAATGCCCAGCCTCGCGCAGAATTTAAGTCTATCAATTATCTATACGTAGTCGACGGCACAACAGTATATCAATTCGATAAATTTTACAACAGAAAAACGTTGCCTATTAATGTGGCTTTAGGCGCCCCTATTTGGTTTGCGACCTTGGCGGTGGGCACCGTAGTATACAATATGATGACAGATGGAACCAATATTTTCTTAATAACGGAGAGTGGTTCTTCTGTCACAGCTGTAGCGGTTACCGACGGAAACCGTCCCGTAAACCCCCTCTACGTTGCGGCCTTCGGTAACCGCTTCGTTGTTAGTACAGCCAATACACCGGATTTTACGTTAAGTACAATCAATGTAACAGGTGGCGCTGCGGGGTGTTTTACTATCAATGGGGCGGCCTTGTTTGCGCGAGCTTCAGGTATTATTGGTCAATTTGCTGTATTGCACAACCAATTATACATTATGTGTGATTTTACTACAGATGTTTGGGCCAATATTATTACGCAAATTACTGTTGCGGGGGTTACGCGTGAATTTCCTTGGAAGCTTAATAGTTCTTATAACTTTGACTTTGGAATAGCCGACCCAAATAGTTTGAGCGTTGATTTTGGTATGATGGTATGGCTCGCTAGAAACTCCAATGGTCTGGTAAGCTTTATGATGAGCAATGGGCAGGCGCCTCAAGATATCTCCTCACAAGCCATTAATGTTTTGTTAGAGAATTCTACACACCCTGATACTTTGAGTCCTTTTTTAACCGATGAGGTTGATGGGTTTTTATATCAGTATGAAAATACTATTTTCTACAGGGCGGCAACGGGTAAGTTTTTAGATTTTGGCGACTTGGATATTTCAGACAGCGCTTATTCTATTGAGTATAATTTTGAGACTAAGAATTGGACTAGATGTATAGAATTAAACGGTGAAAGAAATCGCATTCAAAAGCATGTGTACTTTAATAATTTACATTTGGTGATTGTGCAAGACGACCCCGCTCTCTACCAGATGGCTGGCAATATTTATCACAATGAGTTAAGAAATCCTGACCAACCAAACCCACAGGCAGAGGATGCTTTTTTGAAGTATCCCATGCGGTATGAGCTTGTGACCAAGCAAATTTTCTTACCTGACTACTCGGAGTTTATGGATGAATATGTCGAGATTGACTTTGTATTTGGCAATAAGACGTTTTATAGAAGCAATGCGCCTTTCCTTAATACGGTTTTTGTTGTGGCTGAGAACAGCACGCCAGAAGTTCCGGTCTACGTCCTCTCAGAAGACGATAAGTTCATCGTTACCGAACGAGGAAATACGCCGAGCTTCAACGATAATCACTACAATAGTTTATTTAAGCCTCATATTGAGCTTTACTATTCTGATGATGGTGGCGAAACCTTTCTTCAAGCAGATGTGCGAGAGTTTAGCCCCTTGGGGGCCTATCGTTGGCGTATGCGATGGTATGAACTCGCAACCAGTCGAAACCGTTGTTACAAGCTCGTTTGTGTGAGTTCTGCGCCCATAGTTATATTGGGTGGTGTTAGAAACACAAAACGTGTAAGCGGAGGGGCTAATTAGTGACTATTTTTCTGGATAGGATTAATGCAGCCCCCATTGTGAACAGTAATTTTGATACGCAATTTTTGCAATGGATTTGGGTGCTGGTAGATTCTCTCAATGAAAACATTGATGATATACAAGATGGTTTTAATTTATTGACGGCACAAAGTTATACATCCGCTGAAATTACAACGATGGATGGTGCCGGTGATTTACAAGATGGTATTTTATTATATGACACAACAAACAATGTCTACGTAGGACGAATTAGCGGCACGCTTGTTAAATTCACAACGGCGGTCTATCCATAGGGAGAAGGATATGAGTTGGTTCTCTAGTTTTATACACCCAGGGCGCGGATATGAAAAAGCGCAAGGTGAGCTGGATAAATACTATCAGCAAGGCCAGGGTTATTTGAATCCTTACAACCAATACGGTCAGGGCGCTTATGGAAATTTATCTGAGGCCATGAAAGCACTGTTAGACCCGCAGGCCTTACAAGACAAATGGGCTAAGGGCTATACCGAATCTGAGGCTGCCAAAAACGCCGAAGCTATGGCAAAAGAGCATGGATTGGATGCTGCAAGCTCCATGGGCCTTATGGGTTCTTCTCCGGCCTTAGGGGCGATTCAAGCGGGTACGAGCCAGATTGCTATGGATGACAGAGAAAATTATCTTAACAACCTTATGCAAAAATATATGGCAGGGGCGGGTATTGCTGGGAATATCTTTAATACTGGTGCTGGGGCTGCTGGGCAAATGGCCAATAATGCCATGAATATGGGGCAGAATTCTGCGCAGATGGCTTTTGGGAGACAGAATGCTGGCGGTTCAATGTTTGGTAATTTACTAGGGGCATGGCTTGTATTAGCCGGAAGTGCTCTTGGTGGCCTTATTGTCTGTGCTTTAGCTAAACGATGGAATTTATCAGGAGGTGCATAATGTCTTTAAATATTCCTATTCCTTCTTTTCCTGGTGATGCCTTGCTAAAGGGTATTAATACCGGTGGCACTCTTTATTCTCGCATTATGCAGCCTATTTTGCATAGAGAGCAGCAAAAGCAAGCGGAAGACCATTTTAAGCAACAAATGGCTTTAAGGAAGGCGCAGTTTGATCGCAGTGGACAGAATATGGGTCTGCAAAGGGAAATATTGCAGCAGCAATTGCTTGGTTTGCAGCACAAGAACGATCCGATGTATGAGATGAATCAGTTTCAAAATTTAGCTAAAATGATGGGTGGTCAACCTCAACAAATGCCAAGGCCTGAAGAATTATCTGGCCAAGGGATGGGAATGTTTTCTCCTGGTGGTTTAGAGGAAGCCCAACAAATGCCTGCCCAAGAGCAACAGGGTGCTCCAGGCGTAGATTTAGACGCTTTAAAACAAAACCCTTTATTGCGCGGCTACTTTAAGCATAAGTTTGGTATCGATCCTCTGGCTAATGTTCCTGAGACCCCAGAACAAAAAAGAGCTGGCGATCTTCAATCAAAAATTAAGCTAGAAAACATTAAAACTGAAAATAAAGGACGAGCCTTAGAACAAAAAGAGCTGATGGCTGTAAAAAAAGATTTGCCAACTCTTGAAAAATCCTTAAAGGGAGTTGATGAATTATTGCGAATTGCGAAAGACAATCCTAAAATGTTTGGACATGGATTTATGCCGGATAGATATGCAAGAACTACCAATATTAAGGATTTTGGCAAGTGGCAGAATTTGATTTCGGATGCTATTGCAGGCCTTGAGCAAAAACTTTCTGCCAGGGGAAATATTGTTGCACTTAAAATGGCTGGTCAATTAAAACCAAGTCATGCAGAGCAGCAAAATGTGGCTATTGGCAAGCTTGAGTCCATGAGACAACAGCTAGTGGATTCAATAAATAATTCTTATAAAAAAACTGGACAAAAGCTACTAACAAACAAATCTAGCTCTAATTACAATGACACTGATTTAGTGGTGGTTGAGGGGCCAAATGGTGAGGAAACCATGACCTATGCTCAAGCAAAAGCATTGGGAGCTAAATAATGGCAGACTACAGAATAAAAGGCTTGGCGAATCAAAATTCTGGGTATCGCATTAAAGGTCTGGCTCAGCCTCAATCCGACTTGCAAACAAACCAAGGAATCAGTAGTATTCCTGGAGACATCGGCGATGTAGGGCTGAATCTAATTATGAGCGCTGGTGAGAAGGCCATGAAGATTCCTGATGAAGTGACAGACGCAGCTAGCCAGATCATGGAGAGCCCTATATCAGGCATTGGGCGAGCAGGCGCCAATATTTTGTCTGGAATGTTAGAGGGCGGTAAACAGCTTTATAATTTTCCTTTTAATATCAATACTTATCTTGGATCAAAAGGCGTACCATTATTCAAACAAACAATGGGCTTAGCAGAAAAACTTAAATTTGG